ATCGGGAACTGCCCGCCCCTGGTTGGCTGCAACTGCTCTCTCATTTGGTCCAGCTCTTCCTTGCTCCACGGCTGATCATAGGGCGATGGCCTGTCATACCGTGGCTCAAGGCGGCCATGGGTCCCACCGCGGGCATAGGTGGCAATTCGCGCGCACATGCAATGCGGATGGGTGTCCGATACCGGATGGGGGCCTTCGCCGCGGCGCCAGACCTTGCCGTCAAGCCAGGCGCAGATGATACAACAGCCGGTTCCCGCGCTCCACTCCTCAAAGTTGGTGCCGTTCTCGGCTGCCATCTTGTCAAAGGCGAGGCCGGCGGCCAATGTTGCCTCAGAGCGGGCTATGCGCTGCCAGTACCATGCCGCCCCCTCTCCGATGATATCATGCAGCTTGCGGCCCACCTCAATGGGCCAGCGCCCATTGTAGCTCATATCGATGAGCATGTCCCTGACCTTGTTCAGGCGGTTGACGGCAATCTCTGTGGTGATGCGCTTGCCGCCCTCAGCTATCATGGCCTTGAAATAGTCACGGTTCGGGTCGGCCATGACCATGGTCAGGATTGCGTTCTCGCCGGCAATGTCCCGCATTTTGTCGTATTGATCGCGGGCCTCCACATTAAAAGCCATAGCCATAAAGCGGATGACGATCCACTTGATGGTGGTCCAGTCTATGCCATCAGTGAGGCCCTTGCCGGTTACGGCGTACTCTGGGGACAGGATGTCCTCCAGCCAGTCTTTCACCACAGCCAGGAGGCGAAGATACATGGTGTCATGATACTGAAACGGCTGTCCGCTCTCAGGTTGTGATCCTGTTACAATCGCCCTGCGCACCTCCTCGATCGACGGCAGCCCCAAAACATGCAGCATCTCAACCTCTGCCTTGGTTGTGCGGTCCATCAGGGCCTTGAAGAAATCCCGGTGGACCTTGGCCATCGCCGGGTTGCGGTGCTTGCGGGAGGCAAACAGGAGCTCGTTGACTGAAGGCCCCTTGGTCCTGTGCAGTTGGTGGGCGTCGCCGCAGCCACAAAGGTCATCCTGTGGGGCTTGCAGGCCCCGCAGGATACACTCATTGCGGAGCGCTTCATCGACGGTCAAGGTGATCACGCAGACCTCGAGAGCATAACTGCAATGCGGGTGCCCTTGGCATCCTGATAGCTCTTTGTGATCGCCTCCACCCCGCCGGCGGCCTTGACCGATTCCTCGGACTCAATCCCATTGACAACCAGGTATTCTACAAAGGCATCCGGAGTGATCAGGCCGGCGTCCAGGAGGGCGATGCGGGCATCAATCTCTTTTTGCTGTGCAGTGGCGTTCTGCAGCCGGGCCCGGGCGGTTTCTTCATCATCCTGGAGGTTGACCGGATCCCATTCATGTTGCCACTTGACACCGTTCAGGCCATTCAGGAGCAGTGCGGTTGTGAATACCCGCTCGATGATGGGATCCAGCCTCGATCGGCGCGTCCATACCTCCGATGTCAGCATGTCTGACTGCTCCTTGGCCATCCGCTCGGTCGTCGACCAGGACAGCCCGAACATAAATGGCGGCAGTCCGGTACGTGCGACGATCTGTTCCATCGTGATTTTGGTCGGCACGGTCAGATCCGGCAATGTTGCATCTCCGCCAAGGACCTTTACCTCCAGCTTTCCATTGGGGGCATACCCGAATCCAAGATCCATGAGACCACCTGCTTTTCTGGTGAGCATCGTCTCCTGCAGGTCTGACGCCTTTGCTCCAAGATCGGTCTTCAGATCATCACCGCTCTGCCCGTCGCCGGCCATCTGCAGGATCAGAAATGTCGGATCCCCGATGCGCCAGGCGGTGGAATCAATGGCGTTCTGGATGCGCATGATGGTCTTGACCACCGCCGGCAGGCTGTTGAGCATCGATACGCCCTGGGGGTGCCCGTCGCGCAGATCAAAGGCGAGGTAGTAGATCAGCGACTGGTCGGCCATCTCCACCGGCTTGAATCCGAAGCGGTCCATCTGGCCAAGCGAAAGCTTGCCGTCATCATCGACCATAAAGCGAAAATCATTGGCCCGGGCGACCTTCAACCGGTCAACTCCAGACAGTAGCGCATCCGGGACCAGCTCACCAATGCCGAAGCCCTTGGCAATGGCAGAGTCGGTCATCTGGGTGAGAAAGGAATTAAACCCGCCATCTATCCACCCAACCCGGACCTGCTTCTTGGTAGCGTCAAGCACTTCCTGGGCCCGGGTGTTGCCCATGGCATCCAGGCGAAAGTCCCCGATCAGCTGCACAAGCTTCAGTATCGCCACATCAAGAACCGGGGAGACCTCCCTGATCAGATCGTACAGATCCAGGCTGCCACGTACTTCGATGGCCCCAGAGAGCCGGCTGATCACCTCTCTCTGCCAGGGGTCGATGGTCTGGGCCCGGCGTCTGGAGGTGCGCTTCAATTCCTGCTGCTGCGGTGCCTTTCTTGAAAACAGTCCCATTTCTCTACCTCTTTAATTTGACACTGATTCCACCCCAATTCCCGGAATATCTCGCACATAGCGCCAGAGCACCCGTGCAGGCGTCAACCTGGTCGTCGTGCTGCACCTCTGGGAATCCACACAATTCATCGATCAAATCATTGCTCCAGCTGCCGCGAACGATTTTTACTTTGCCCTGCTCGGCCCTTGCCAGCAGCGGTTGGGCCCTGGTGACTTTGTCTTTTTCCGCCGGGATACCCTGTATCGATAATCCCGAAAGCGTCGGCTCGGCCAACAGTAGATCGTAAAAGCCCTTCTGTGTCCCTGTGGTCTCAACCCCCTGCATGATAGAAGGCCCATCGTTTAGGGCCACAGTCTTGAACAGCTTCAAGAGTGCGGGCCACTCATAACGTCCGCGCACAACATCAAGGATAAACACGTCCCCGTCATGGGAAACACCTATCTTTGCCCCTACGCTGTAATCTGCCATGGTTTTTAGGGACGCAGCCAAATCCCAAAATCTTGATACTGTTTTAAGGGTAGGAACCTGCGCTGAGTCAACCAGCTTGAAATACTCGCGCCTGAACATGGCCCCGGCCAGCTGCACAAACTCAGCGCCAAACTCCTGACGGAATACCAGGGCGGGCAGTGTTCGGCGAGCGGCGTCTATCTCCTCTGCTTTAAGGTATGGATTTGACCAGCTCGGCACAATCCAACTGTGCCAATCACTATCGGTCTCAGACATCTTCCATAGCTCGTAAAAATCATTATAGCCCTTTGGCGTGGAAATGAACATTGACCCACCCTGCTTGTCGGCCAGTGCTGGGCGGATTTCCTGCGTGAATATCTCCATCAGCCCACGGGTATGGGCGGCCTCATCAAATACCACATAATCAAGGCCCTCTCCACGCAGACCACCCTCAGAATCAGCAGACCGCACCTGTACCCATCCCCTGCCGATCTGCACCATCTTGTCAGCGCGGTTGATTTTTGCGCTATGGATCTGGTTTGCCATGCGCACCATCGCTCGCCAGCCAACCTCTGCGATCTGATAGGATGGCGCAACCCACATGCTTTGCATGGATTTTACGGCGAGTTCCGTCAGCTTACGGGCGGCCAGCATTGTTTTTCCGAACCTGCGGCCGGCTGAAATAACCTTAAACCTCGCCGGGTGATGGTATATCTCCGCCTGCGCCCGGTGCATCTTCGGTGGGCGTATCGTCACTGTCGGCATTTTCTTCCCATTTGAGGGTGATTTCTACTCCGGATATTGCCACCTTACTCTGTTTTGCCCAATTGGCGGGATCACGCTTTTCAAGGTATTCTGATGCGGCCCGCCAATCTCCCTTTTTTACGCCGGCATCCTTGATCGCTTTGGCGCACTCGGAACGGCACAGAGCCTCTGCATGGCGGATTGCATTAAAAAACTTAAAGTATTTGCCCCTACCCTCTTCTTCGCCGCGCCTCATCCAATCCCTAAAGCAATTGTATGTTATCCCACCGATGGCGCAAGCATCCTCGTAGGTTGTGCCTTCATAAACAGCAGATACGATAATATCCTGCCGCTCTTTTGTTAATTTCGTTGGTCTGGCCATATCCCTTGCCTTGCAATTACCGTGCCTTTATCCATCTGTGCCCCGGTGGAGCATTGATTTTGTGCGTGTTGACCTTGCAGAACATCTGCCTTTTGGTGATACCCAGGAGCTTGGCAGCCTCTGTCTGTGACCAGTTGGCTCTATGTAAGGCCTCAACTACCATGTCATGCTCGTGCTCATGGAGAGACAGGCTCCCAGACGGTGGAACAGACCAATCCTGCTCCGGCTGAATAGAGACATGGACGACCTGACCGCGGAACAAAGACAAGGCCATGGCTGCAGCGGTGTCTTTCTCTTGGTCCTCCCCGAATGACCAGGGGAGGATATACTCGGCTCCATCATCCAGACCGATAACCATCATCGCCATCAGCGCCTCGTTACTCGTTCCGCTCCACTTTTGCCAGATACAAAAAGTCCTTGCGTCTTAGCCTCTGTTCCACCGTCTCGGGCGGTATGTAGCCAGTTTCCGCTTGCATCCCCACCGACAGCCCGGAGTCGCCGCAGTCGTCGCCGTCGCCCACGTCGTAGCCTTCTTCGTGATAGCGGGGGCCGGTGTTGCGCCAGCCGTGCGAGTGCAGGCCGGTATGCAACAGGTCTATGGCGGCGTTCAGGCGGTTGATCTCGTTCTCGGCCCACCGCAGCTCATGCTCGACCGTGTAGGGCTTGCCGGGTTCGCCGGCGGCGGTCATCATTTCGTTCAGGGTCATCTCTACTTCTCCTAATAATGCAGCCCCAAAAACTTGTCTAAAAACTTCCACCCCGTGCGGACCTTCAGTGTCTCATCCAAATGCAGCCAGCGCCACGGGTTGCTGTATGTCGCGTCCCATGTGAATTTGCCGATGACGATGCCGCAGCCGACAACTATCACCGTCGCCCACTTGTCCCAATCCCACGCGGCTGGCAATAGGGCCCCGCAGACCAGCAGGCAGGCGCGGCTTATGTGCTTGAAAATGTGCCAGCTATCCCGAAGCGGATGCAGCGACAAATGAATGCGAAGGTGCGCGTTGGCGTCCATCGCCGCATCGCAAAAAGCGTGCAGTACGATAAGCAGGAACAGGCCGAGGTGGAGAAAGTCCTGGTGGATCATCGCCTCTCCCCATACCGCTTGGTATAGCACTCTTTGCAAAGAGGCAGGGCGTTGCGCGTGATCGCTGCGTTGGCCTCATCCACACGGGTGTAAATGTGCTTGGCGCAAAATAGCCTCTGGCAATCCCGGCAGTAGTATGCCTGATAGCGGGTGATCGCTGTTTTGCATTCTGTGCAATTCATCATTCCACCACCACCCGCACGATGACCTTCGCCCCGTCCGGAATGTCCGTGACCGCATCCACGGCCAACGGCGCATCGACGTGACCGGTGGGGAGCGCGGTGAAGCCGCCGGACTCCTCGCGCCGATTG